GAGGACATCAAAACTTACGCATCCGGGAAAACCGTTTGCCCTATATCTAAGGCATCCCTCAAGGTTGAAGCGCGAGTGCGCCAGCCTAGTGGGGATGAATTTAAGACCAAACAACCGCGTGTATTTTGCGCCACACCTATTTCTGATGTTGTTATTGGAAGGATGTTTTTACTACCCCTTCTAGATATTATGAAGCAGGACCGTAAGCACTTCGAATGTGCTGTTGGCCTTAATGCTATGTCCCCTCAGTGGGGAACGCTGCGCGATATTTTCGAAGAGAAGGATGTTATTAACAAGACCTTCGGTACAGATATTTCTGGATTCGACACGCGCATGCCATTATTAGTTAAGCACGCGGCTATGACTATATTAATTCGTATGGCAATTAAGTGTGGTTGGTCATCAGAAGAGATAGCCATTATTACAGGTTACCTCACGGATGGATTGTATCCGTACGTGTTGGTGAAAAACGATATATTATTGATGCCTAACATTATTATTAGTGGCCGGGTAGGGACCGCGGAGTTTAATTCTTTATGCCTTTCTATTATTTACAGAATGGTTTGGAATAAACTACGCGTGAAAATTCAACCCGATTTAAAGTTTAATGACAATGTTGCACTAATAACCTATGGTGATGACTCTAAGGCTGGTTCTTTAGCGGACTGGTTTAATCAGAGAAATTTTTGCCTTGGTTGTGCTTATTTTGGCATTCACGCCACCACCGTCTCGAAGTCTGAAGACTTTGAGCAGTTTGTCCCCTTCGATGGTGAAGAGTTCCTACATCGCATTTGGCGATGGGATGAGGAGTATCAAGTTTGGTGCGCTCCGTTGGCTTTTGATTCAATGGTGCGCTCTTTGGTGCTCAATAACACATCTCCTATTGGACCCGACGTCCAATGCTTTGAGGCAGCGCATTCGATTAATTTCGAGCTTGCGCAGCATGGCCGAGAAGTTTTTAACGAGAAGATGCCCAAATTATATGGGATTTTATTAGATGCTGGTATCATTGGCCGAGTCGGTGAACCTACGTTTAAATCGTTTGAGGAGATTATGGAACGGTGCTATCGGTAGTGCTGGGACCCATTTTTGTATATAATTTTGTTTATTAGTGTTTATGTTTTTTAAGTTCTTAACGAAAGAATTGACTATAACACCACTTGTAATTATATTAGTTTTTGTACTTACCGCTATTTTATTGCTATTAGAGTATATTTTTATTTATTTTTTAGATGACGGAGGAAGCTGACTCTGCGCAGGCAACTGAGGACACTCAGAACGTCTCGTTCAGTGATGCAGTTACCTCAAACGTCGTCAATTGGTCATCTGTCTCTGACCCAACATTTAATGTTGCGTCTAGCGATAGTATACCTTTGGGCGATTGGTTTTCTAGGCCTATTCAGATTGGTTTTTATAACTGGTCTAGCACGGGCTTTAATACCACTGTGTTTAATCCATGGGTGGATTACATTACCAACGAATCAGTCAATCGCAAATTGCGAAATTGGGCTTATTTCCGCGGCAATTTACACCTTAAATTCGTCATCAACGGATCACCCTTTTATTACGGGAGGATGATAACGGCCTATGCGCCTTACTCCCCCTACAATGAGGGTCTTGCATCGTTACTTGTTAATAACGTGGGCTCAGGTTCTACCGTTCCAAACGGTACCAACCCCACAATTAATTATTTGTCACAATTACAATGTGAGTATTTAGATCCATCAACATCTCATTCAGTTGAGATGTCTTTACCTTTTATTTCCCCTAAGAATTGGTGCCGTCTCTACCGTGAAGGTACCAATGACGTGAATGCTTATTCACAATTAGCCGATTTTCAAGCTATGGGGACAGTCACCATGCAGCTGATAAATGAGCTTCGCCAGGGTAATACTCCTGAGCCATCAGCTAATTTGTCAGTTGATATAACAGTTTTTGCTTGGATGGAAGACATTAAGTTAGCCGTCCCAACTAATACTGCTATGACTACTGAGCCTCCTGTTTTCAAAGCAGAGGGCAAATCAAAAGGTAAATCCGTATCGATGGGTATGGGAAATAAGAAGGAGCTGAAAGAGGCTACTGAAGGTAAGACAACTATTAGTGGTGTCGCTTCAGCCTTCGCCAGCAGTTTTGGCGCCTTGTCTCAAGTTCCAGTTATTGGCCCTTTCGCCACAGCTGGTTCAGTTGCAGCTTCTAGCATATCTAGCATAGCTAAGATATTTGGTTTTTCTAAGCCAATGCAGACAGCTGATACTATGAGGTATTTTCCCGAACCCATGCACAACACCGCATCTACTGTGGGTGCTTTCACCGGCTACAAGTTAGCTGTTGATCCAATGAATGAGGTAACCGTCGACCCAAGAGTCGGTAATTTACCTCCTGAGGATGAATTGACAATTCAAAGCATCGCAAGACGAGAGTCTTTTCTCACGTCAGTAGTGTGGACTGATCAAAACCGACCCGTTACAGGGGAGGCTACGTTATTTCGTTGTGCCGTTGCTCCGTGGTTACATAGTGTTGCTGCCAACACTACTACCGATGATATAATTTATCAACCTACCGCTATGGCATTCGCTTGCACACCCTTCCAAGCTTGGAGAGGTACGCTTAAAGTTAGAATGCAATTGGTAGCGTCACAATATCATCGTGGCCGCATTGCAATTTTTTATGAACCCAATATCAGGACTCAAGAGATCTTGACATCTCCTGGCGAACTAGAGTATAGTACTCGCTTTGTTGAGATATTTGATCTTGAAGAGATAGATGGAGCTTGCGTAGAATTTCCATGGGCTAGCCCACGGCCGTTTTGTACGCAAAACGACATCGTTGATCAGTTCAATGATAATAAAGTACCATATTCACCATCAGGTAATGGCCTTACAGGCACTACCATTATGTTAGGCTTAGACGCCAGCTCGTGTAATGGGTACTTTGAGATTCGCGTAGTGAATGAACTTGCTTCTGCGGTCCCGGATCCACCACCAATTGAAATAAATTTATTTGTATCAATGGAGGACCTCGAGGTCGCATATCCAAAGAACATGAACGTTAGCGAATTAGCTAGAACTCCTGGTATAACACCTACTCGTTCAGCCCCTATTTTTAAACAGGAGGGTGACGTAAAGGTAACAGACGGGTTTTCTCAAGATGATCCTTCTACGGATTGTCATTATTTAATGGACCAATCAAATAACTCGGACTTGTATAAAGTGTTTTTTGGAGAGAATGTTAGATCTTTCCGCACTTTGTTAAAACGTCCACAGGCGATTTTGTATCCAAATGACACCCCCGTTTCTGGGAATTCAGTTGCAGTTCTTAACTCAGCTTTGTACCCACGCGGAGGCATCTTTGGTCGATCACCAATAACAGGAGTATTAGAACCGAATGAAGTCGTATTGTTCGATTATCTTCGCTATGCCTATATAGGTATGCGCGGTTCAATGAGATATTATTTATCACCTGTTTCACAAACCTTGTCTATGAGTACGCTAGATATGGGTATTGGCGCTATGACTACCGATGTCAAGCCAAATTTCAATGCCTTTCAATCGAACTTAGTTGGACCCACTTACGGGGCCAATGCAATTACGTCATCACGGACCAATAGCTGTTTAACAGCCGAGGTTCCGTATTATTCGTCCAATCGGTTTTTCTTTGCCTTTAATGGTGAAGGTTTAACCGGAACACAATGGAACGGATCTGATGTGATTGATGATGATGGAATTTTTAGTGACGACCGATTTCCTCAAGTACGAACTAGGGTTAGCCGTACTGCCGATGGAACAGAAGGTTTCGCTATAGCTATTTCAATGGCTACTGGTGAAGACTTTTCTTTCATTGGTTATCAGGCTCCTCCTCCACGTTACTTGCCTAGGATCAGATAGGATCCGGTGGAGTGGAAGACAACTGAGGTAACTTTTGATTTTTTGGTTGCCGCTAATTACGTTAGTTTAATTCCGGTTTCTGCTATTTCAGAAGCTTTAACCATTGATTGGTGGAATTTATACGTACCTAGCGGTATTACAACAATCTCTAACCTGGTAGATATTTTAAATAATCAGGGCCTCATGAGTAATTTACTCCGTGACAGATTTTATGCCATTAATCCAGGGAATTTTGATAGATACCCTTATTGGCAAGAAATACCTGTCTTTGGTTTAGTCACTAGTCTATTTTACAACCAGGGATATTTCAATTTAGCCCCAGCTCCGACATCGCCACTTAATGTGGAGATGACGATGATGTGGTATCTTGATAACATTACTCCTGAGTTACCTATGACTCTTGATGAATATTGGCAGATAGTTCTTGACGACTTGGCAGCAAACTTAGCTTGGTATTATCGTCT